GGCAATTGGTTGAATATATTACACAAGCCAAGCCTGCGCAACGAGGCAAAGACGTCTATTACGGCCTGATATTTCACCATATTCCGATCATGAAACATGGGATTGAGGAGTCATTAGTATTACATGCAATCCTTGAAGACTATGTCCATGTGTTCAAGATCAAGGATCGGCAACTGGATTTGGAAATATCTGAGTTGAGTGTAGTCATACCTGAGGCGATAAGGAAGCTGGTTAATACGTGGATGACAAGTAAAAGTTGGGCAGTTACTCAGGTTGGAGTGACGTACAAGCAGTTGTTGACTTCGATTAAAGATAAGGCAAGCATAAAAGCTATAAATATTTGAACCTGGAGAGATGAATAATGGCAATTTTAACCCCGAAAAGTGAGTGGCTAATAATCACTCAGGAGGCGAATATGAAGAAAGGACGTTTGGTAAGAGTACCGTTAGGGCACGGGCAATTCGTGAAAATGTACGAAGCGGATGCCATCGCACAGGGAAAGCTGCCTGGGAAGGCGAAACCACAGGCGGATAACAAGATGCGTCTTCCCACTGAAAATAAATCTGCTCCCCAGGAGCCAGAAGTGGAAAGCGCACCACCGGCCGATGATTTCACCACCATACAGGGCATTGGTCCAGCCACGGCGCGGGCACTGGTGGCCAACGGCATCACTACATTCGAGCAGCTGCGCCAGCCTGGGTCGCTGGGTTATGTGACGCCGAAGACCATGCAAGCGATCGAGGCTTGGAGAATGTCCGGTTTATCAACCGGATGAGGAGAGCACTCAATGGCTGATTTTGCCACGGTAGAGGATGTTGAATCCTTCCTGCAGGTCGAGATCGACGAAACATTGCAGATCATCGCAACCGCGCGTGCGCTGACCGAGGCTTCGGCTTCCATTCGCAATTACACCCGGCAATACCTGGAGCAGATAGATGACGATGTGATCACGCTGGACTCTCCAGGAGGATATCGTTTATTCTTGCCCGAGATTCCGGTAATAGATGTAACCAAGGTGGTCGAAGATGGGGTGACATTAACCCAGGGTGATGATTACAAGCTTGGACAGCATGGGATCCTGCATCGCATTGACCAGAGATGGTCCGATGGGATCCAGAACATCACGATCACCTATTCGCATGGGTTTGCAGTTATACCGGATGATATCGTGGCAATCTGCACACGGGCAGCCAGCCGGGCATACCAGGCTGGCGTGCGGGCAGCCGACAGCGATGGACTCATGGGTGTGGCATCGAAGAGCCTGGGCGATTTCTCCGTGGCATTTGCCTCGGAATCGGGCGGTGGGACAGGCGAGGGCATCATGGGCGCTTCGGCAGCACGCATGCTGTTGCTGAGCGAAAAGGATACCTTGAATAAATACCGGATCAAGCCATGACCGTCTTCGAGAGCCTGCTCAATAAGGAATACCACGTGGCGCGTAAACGTCGCACACCGGATGGCCAGGGTGGGTGGGCTATCGATTATATCGAGATCGATCCCATCCAAGGGCGCATGCGCCCGGCATCTTCGAGCGAGCGGGAAGTGGCGATGCTGGAAGAGCGGGTGATCACCCACGTATTCTACTGCGTGGCTGGAGAGGATATCGTCAGAGGCGATATGATCTCTCCTGGAAATTTGATTATCGATGGAGCCAACGTCACATCAGCTTCCGGCGAGATCGTAGTGGAGATCGATGCCACACGTAACCCTTCGCAGGCAGACGAGCACCTCGAGATCGACTGTCGCGAGCGCCAGAAGGAGCAGTCATCGGAAGAGGAGGGCAGCTGATGCTGAAATGGAACCCGGCTGAACTCAAGAAGAATCTAATCGCCGACCTGGTAGAGAACGGAGAGATCGTCGGAAAGTTCGTGGAGACGGATGCCAGGCAACGCCTGCTGGCGATCGATGAGCCGAAATGGGGGGCGGCTTACCGCAGCAAGCTGGTGGCACGATTGCTGAGCTATGAAGTGGAGGCGAAGACGAATGAAGTGGTAATCAACGAAGGCGTGCGTCCTTCGAGCACATCACGGCGTCACGGTTTCTACATCGAGATAGGCACGAAAAAGTGGCCGGCGCACCCGTTCCTGAGACCGGCGGTATTTATGAATGCAGACAAGATCGTGAAGTTGCTGAGTGGAAGATGAGCATTCTTACAGCTGCCATCTACGACCAACTGGCAGGTGATGCAATCCTGACCGCGTTGCTGGCAACCTACAAAGGATTACCGGCGATATTCACCACCGACCCTGCCCCAGGCGACACCGGGCTGCCATTTATCGTCACAGCTGGTGAAGTCACACAGGCGCCGTCGGATACCAAGACCACGCGTGGGCGGGATCTGATCCGTGACGTGCGCTGCTATGCTAAGTCGGATGGATCAGCAGTGGTGATCGAAACCATAGCCGAACGGGTGTATGCGCTGTTGCACAGGCAGAATCTGCCGATCAATGGCTATCAATGGGTACTTTCAAATTGTACTGGACCGATCGTAGCCGATGAAAAGGATTTCTACGGTCGGATCATAAGTTTGAGCCTAAAGGCTCAGAAGGAGTAAGACAATGGCAATGAATGGAACAGAATTACTTATTTTAGTCAACATTGGGACACCGGGAGTGCCGGCCTTAATGGCCATAGGCAGCCAGAGGGATGCGACGATCGAAGAGGCGACGGGTACGATCGATATATCGAGCAAGGACAGCCGAGCTCAGCGCGTGCTGCCCGGGCGCTATTCGGCAAAGATCTCGATGGATGCCCTATACGTGCCGAACGATGCGACCTATCAGGCACTGCGTAATGCCAACCGGAATGGTGATCTGATTCTGGTGGCGTGGGAAGAGGCAGGCGTGGTGCTCGGAACTGCCAATGCCAAGATCGACTCGATGAGCCAATCATTCCCGGACCAGGGCGAAGCGAAGTGCTCCTTATCCCTAACCGTGGATGGATTCTTTGAGGAGGTCGGGAGCTGATGGCGGCACGGGGTGAGGGTGTTATCCACGTCAAAGACCGCGAGGTATACCTACTCTTCACCATCCGGGCGTTACTCAATGTTGAGCAGCAGTTGGGCAAGAGTACCTCGGTTATCATGCGTGGATTTGTCTCCAATACCATCGGCTATACCGAGCTGGTGGCGCTGCTGCGCTCCGGAATGGAAGCAGCGCGGATGGATGCTCGCACAGGCGGACGGCCTATTTCGAACAATGATGCCATCGATATCATCGATGAAGTTGGATTCATGGCTGCAATCAACCCGGTCATGGAGGCGGTGGCAAACGTGATCAGCTTTAAAGCTGATGAAGAGAATGATGCCGTAGAGGGTGACAGCGACCCAAATTGAGTCAGGAGCCCTTCAATATAGAGGGGCTCCTGAAACAGGCGCTGCGCTGCGGGATCGGCGTGGCAGAGTTTTGGGATATGACGCCGCGGGAGGCACTCATGGCGATCGAAGCAGCCATCTGGCGTGATGAGCGTCGCCAGGAACTGGACATTATTCAGGCCTGGAGCATGGCTACACTGATGCGCGCCAAGCGGATACCATCACTCAAGCAATTGTTGGATACAAAGCCGGCGAAACCATTACATGGAAAAGAGTTAGAAAAGAGACGGCAGGAATTTGCGAATATGACCAAGAATTTAAATCTTGAGCAGCTAGCAAATCGGATGAAAAAAGCTACTGTGGATATAAATACGCTGGCTAAAGTTCAGCGAACGGTAAAACATGGGCAGTGAATCGCAGCTCGGTGAAGCATTTGTTCCCATAAGGGCCACCTTGGATAAATTAGACGGCGACCTGGCACAGGCACGCGGCAAGGTCGAGGGTGCCATGAAGGGCATGGAGGATAAATCGGGGAAGGCGGGGGGTGCGCTCAAGGCTTTGGGTACACAAGTTGATAAGCTCAAGAAACAAGTTCCAGCATTAGGTACGGCATTCAACTTACTAACTAATCCGCTTCTCCTGGCTACAGCCGGGTTAGGGGCATTCACAGCAGCATCTGCGAAATCAGTAGCAGCGACAGTTGCCTATAACAATCAAATACGCAAAACGATGCAACTGACTGGATTAAGTGCCGAGGAGACCAGTAGACTTGTTCAGGTGTCAGATGATTGGGGATTAAATATAGACGAAGCGACATCCGCTATGGAACTTATGAATAAGAAGGGCATAACTCCATCCATTGATAATCTGGCAAAGATCGCGGACGAGTATGTTAATGCCACAGATAAATCAACCTTCAT